CTTGTGTTCGAGTAGATCCGGTCCGGGGTTTCCCCCGGACCGGGTACTCATGTGTACTCCTGTCTGAGACAGAAGCGATATGTGAGTTGTTAACTCAACATACTCCATCCTCGGTGTAGGCAACTGCGCCGAGGAGCCGCAAAAATGCCAGGGTCGGACAAGTACGACGGCGTTGTTAAGCGCCGTAATACCATGCTCCAGACATTGGGGTTCACCCTAACTTGTGGTGACTCCAAAGCCCAACCGCGAATCTCCCAACGTTGGTATTCGGTGTTATACCGAACCTTCGATTGGGAACCCGGTTGAGTTGTCCTGACGGGTCGTATTAGAGCTAGGAAGCCTTGCTGCCGATTTGTAACCGGTAGTTCGCCTAACTTCTCTTCTACTAGCTTGGCCAATTGACCAGCTACCCGCTTGTAACCCCGTTGGTATGCAGAGTTTGAATACTCTACATAAGCTACGAGGGTTCTGGCATTAACAGTACGACGACCACTATACACCTTCTTTACTCGAAGGGGTGTGACAATGACGCCTTTATAGGCATCAACACCGCAGGATTCCCGAAAGAATCCGGCTGTACAGCACTTCCCATCGTTGAACTTTAAACCAACGGTAGGAAACAACTGGAGTAAGACAGGATAGTCTTTCTGTCTTACTATAATGTCGTCGCCATACACGTACACCGACTTCTGAACAGCTCTGTTCAGACTCCGGACTGAGCCTCGCGGCTGAGCCAGTCGGCGTTCGCGTATGATCGCAGTTACAGCTAGTGCGTAGAAGCATATAGCCTCGACCGGAAAGCATAGATTGCTTCCCATAGGGGCAAATTTCTTCATCTGCACTAATTGGCCTGAAGGAAGCTTCGTGTGCGTACTCCTAGTGGCTAGCAAGGCCTCTAGAAGTAGTGGAACGTGCTTGAATAACTCTTGCACTAACCACAATGACACACGATCAGACGCTTCCTTCATGTCAAGTGTAACCCACTGCTGAGTAGAGGACCCTTCAAGAGCTAGTCTCTGGTTGATGGTCTGGTCTGTAAAATTGACCTGGCCACCAGCTATATGAGACTTCTCGAGATGCGCTTTGAAAGCGTTCCCGAGACCTTGTTGGATCCATTGATACTCGAGTGGTTCACACGAGATAATACGAGGACCGCGAGAGTCCTTGGGTACTAACACGACTTTCGCCGTGCCGGTTTCCAAGGCTTCTAAATCCTCGTAGAGACGCCATCGGTCTGCCACGGCGCTAAGACTGTATTCGTAGTACTCCGTAAAGGGGTACACGCGTTCAATCGAAGCGTAAATGCGTTTGAAAACATGTTTTTCATGGTTTCTCTCGCCCGTTGCTACTGCACCTGGCCCATGTTTGGGTAAGATGTCAGTATGATCGAAGCTAGCAAAGATGTCGCGGATCAACTCCGCAGTTTCTTCTAGCCATTGTTGGTCGACACTTTCGGGTCGGTCCAACGCAGCGTCTACGTCTACGAACTCCTGAAGTACTTTGTCCTTCAGTTCCTTCGTAGCCGGTATCTCTAGCTTGTATAAAAAGTATACAAGCTGCCGTAATGCCATGAGCGCATCCGTATTCACTTCGGCGGCCGGAAGGCCGTCGGGAGTAATAACCAATGAGAACAAGTACCTGTAAAGTACAGGTGTTGTTCGTCCTTTCTCACATCGAAATGTGGAAGGGACTGTCATTGGCTCATTCTTGGATAAGCATTTGTCAAGTGCTTTACCAAGTTGCGGAAGAGCTTTCGTCAAAAACGAAAGCCCCTCATGTTCAACGCGATCCCTGATGGAGATCAGGTCGCGTTGTGACTCCTTACTAGGAATACGTAGCATCTCAGCTACATCAGTATACAGGTCGCAATAGAGTGACAGATAAAGCTCTGTCAACGGAGCTGTTATGGACACCATAATATGGTTAATCCTCTCAGCCTACCGACTCGACCGCGAACCTACTTACTGGCCTTGATACCTACTCACCGCGCATACTCAGAGCTTCCGAACCAACCGGTTTAGAAGCCCGTCGAGAACCTGCACGGTGAGCGATATCACCGTCCTCGTTACTCTCTTCAAGAGAGAGAAGGACTTATGGCCCTTTCGGACCATACGAACCAAAATCTTTCGATTAGGGTTCACTGTTCAGGAGTTTGTCAACGTTCGTCGAAGACCCGAGAAGGGTCAACATACGGTCGAGGACATCCTTAATCTGAGCAGCAGTCACATAAGTTCTGGGCATTTCAATTACGATTTGCACAGATCCCAATACGTCAATGGAATCCGTTCCAGTCCCAACTGGGACATTGAACGAATCATCCAGACGAACGAGGTGCCGGTCGGCAGTGTACCCATTACGCTTAACATTCTGGTGTGAAATCACCATAGTGCGTGGCGCTTGGGCCTCTGCCGTCGCATCCTTGCGGAGGGCTTTACCCTCCACAATGGAGACGAGTGAGTACGTCTTAGACGTACTCGTTCCAGCCAACGTGATGTCAGTTGCGAACATGCGGTAGACTCTATTGAGTTTACTGGTTTAGTGCCCAGCTACTGTCGATTAATTGAAGGCCGGGGTACTCCCATGGCTTACCGCCACCAGAGTACTTCAAAGCCACGACCCTTCTCCCCCTTGGGGGTTGGGTCACGAGGCTATCTTTCTCAAGATATACCTCGCTCGTTTCGACAGGGCCCACGTAGTTACAGGATAGGTATTCAAACCACCTGACCAACGTGGACTGTAATGGTCGTTCTGGTGAGTACCCTACTCGGGACTCCCAAAACCAAGACACTAGGTCTTCGCGGAAGCGACGCCAAATCCCTAATTGCCTGTTTATGGCATAGGTGATGACGTCGCGCTCGACGTGACTTATTGTCTTAACTCCAGGGAGTAAGGCCCGGCAGGTCTTGAGAGACCTGACCATTAACCTTACATACCGGAGTTCGCTGCGATACTGTTCTAGTTTCATGACTTTGTATATACTTAGTTGTGTTACTCGTTCACGCATCACAGCGCCATTACTGGTACACCGTGATTATCATCGTCGCGAACGACGATGTGTTATTCCGTCTAGCTTCAGAATGATCAAGCTAAGGCCTAAGCCTGCTTGATTCAAACTTGGCAAACGGACCGACAGAGCATCCCACAGGGACGGTAAGTCCCTGCGGCGCTCATAATAGGATCTCTCGCCGAACGCCAAGTTCAGCGGTAGCCGAGCATTTCCATGCTCGGAATAGATCCTGGTTCTGTAGCACCACTTCAGCGAATGGCTGAAATCGTGCACTACTATGGGAAGAGGATCATTGATTTGATCCTCGAAGGCCTCGATGAATTCTCCGACGCTGACGAACCAGTCAACGACGAACGAGAATGGCATTGCCTCCCAGGCAATGCTCAACGGTCGATCCACGCCAGAGGCGTGGAGGAACCCATCAAGGTAACCAAGCATGTGTTGCAACCTAGAAGCGTCATAGGTGTATACCATAGACGCGTGGTAGATTGGCCGAGTGATATACTCAGC